GAATCCGACGAAATAGATTGACAGTGACATAAATATCACAGGAGAACAGAGCGTGACCCCCCCCTTGTGAAAAATCGGCGGGGGCGTGTATAGTGTGTATATATCTCTCCATTTCCCTCTCCATTCTTTCCCCACCCCCCCTTCGATAATAAAGCCCCTTAACGTCCCTAGCCAAAAATTTCCCGAAAATATTTACCCCTAATTAATTGCGGTATTACTTCGCCCAACATAGCCCCTTGCCTAGCCCCCTTTTAGTGTGGCACTAATGCAACAGGGGAGAGTTTACAGAATTGGTTGAACGCTTCTCCTCCCTGTGCGTTCCCAATAGAGGGGGGCGGGTTTTCCTCTCCTTTTGCCTGCCCCCTTCGTCGTAAAGGTTGAGATATGAAAGATAATGAGATTGAGTTACTGAAGGCTATTGCATTAGACCCTGTGTTGTTTGTGCGTAGTATTATTGGTGTTGAGCCTGAGCAGTGGCAGTGTGATGCCTTGTATGCTGTTCGTGATAATGACAGGGTTGCGATTAGGTCTGGTCACGGGATTGGCAAGACTGCTTTCTTGAGTTGGTTGATATTGTGGTGGTTGTTGACGAGAACGCCATCTAGGGTTGCTTGTACGGCTAACACGGCGAGTCAGTTGAGTGATATTTTGTGGGCAGAGGTTGCGAAGTGGCATAGGCGTTTACCAGAGGGCTTTCGTAACTTGTTGGATGTGAAGTCGGACAAGATTGAGTTTATTGGTGGTGATAGCTTTGCTGTTGCTAGGACTGCTCGTAGAGAAACGCCAGAGGCTTTGCAGGGCTTTCACTCGCCTAATATGTTGTTCTTGATTGATGAGGCTTCGGGTGTTGATGATTTGATATTTGAGGTTGGTGAGGGTGCTATGTCTACGAGGGGTGCTAAGACTGTTATGACAGGCAACCCGACACGCACGAGTGGTTATTTCTACGAGGCGTTTAATAAGATGGCGGAGCGTTGGTTTACGATGAAGGTTGCATCGTCTGACAGTACGCAGGTGTCTGAGGGTTTTATTGAGGATATGAAGCTCAAATATGGTGATGAGAGCAATATTTTTAGGGTGCGTGTGTTGGGCGAGTGGCCTGAAGCGGATGATGATGTTGTCATTCCTATGCACTTGGCACAGGCTGCTGTGGAGCGTGAGCAGGAGGCTGCGGAGACAACTCCTGTTGTTTGGGGGCTTGATGTTGCTAGGTTTGGTAACGACAAAACAGCCCTTTGCAAGCGCAAGGGAAATGTTGTAACAGAACCCATCAAGACTTGGCGGAACAAGGACTTGATGGAAGTATGTGGGATAATTTTAAATGAATATGAAACGACTAGTTGGAGCGATAGACCAGTTGAGATATTGGTTGACAGCATCGGTTTGGGTGCTGGTGTGGTTGACAGGCTTATTGAGCTTGACCTCCCTTGCAGGGGTATCAACGTAGCGGAGAGTTCGTCCATGAGTGACAAGTATAGTCGCTTGCGGGATGAGTTGTGGTTTGCTGCTAAGGAGTGGTTGGAGGACAGGGATTGTTCTCTGCCAGATGATGAGGAGCTTGTCTCTGACCTTTGCAAGCCTCGCTTTAAGTTTACGTCCAATGGGAAATTGAAAGTTGAGTCGAAGGACGAGATGAAACGGCGTGGCTTGAACAGCCCTGACGTTGCCGATGCCCTTTGCCTAACTTTCGGTTCTCGTGCTAGTCTTGCTAAAAGTGGTTCACGACATAAGTGGAACAGTAGTTTAAATTATGATTCTTCGAGTTGGATTGTGTGATGGATAATGAAGGTTTTGGGTTTATTGACGGAGATGACTTTCAGGCTGTTGCAGATATTCTCGAAGATTTGGTCTGTGGTGGTAGTGAGTGGTCTAATCTTTTGGATGTTTGCCTTCTTGCTTCTGCTTACTGCGCCCAACAGGATGGAATGACGACTGATGAATATTTGGAGATTATTTCCAGTGTGCGTGTTTCCCCTGAAGGCATTTACGGAGAGGCTTGATGGCTAAAATGATGGTAAATACCCATCGTCCTATGACGAAGGTAAAGCGTAGACATAAGAAACGTGGCTTGCATATTCGCAAGAAGTTGGGGCCACGGCATCATATGAGGATAAACTAATGGCTATTAATTATAGAGGTGAGCGTTTTTCTGGTTATAACAAACCTAAGAGAACGCCAGGCAAGAGTAAGAAGTTTGCTGTGCTGGCAAAAGAGGGTGATAATGTTAAGTTGGTTCGCTTTGGCGACCCCAACATGAAAATTAAAAAAAACATTCCTGCAAGAAGGAAGAGTTTTCGCGCTCGTCACAAATGTGATGAGAAGAAGTCTAAACTAACGGCTGGTTACTGGTCGTGCAAGAAATGGTAGGAGTAAGCTATGCCAATGGGTAAAGGAACTTATGGTTCAAAACGTGGTCGTCCAAGCGCATTTAAAACATGTGCTACTTGTAAAACACCTGCTGCCTGTAAGAAGGCAAAAAAGTGTAAGAAGCGGTCTAAGAAGTAATGCCTTTAACAACTAAAGGCCGCAAGGTGATGCGAGAGTTGAAGGATGAGTATGGCGACCAAAGAGGTCAGGCTGTATTTTATGCTATGGTTAACTCTGGTAAGTTAAAGGGTGTTGAGGAGAAACGTAAAGGTAAGAAGGCATGACAGAGCCAGTGTATTTTCAAACTGTTTACAGGCGCAATCGTGCGCTTGAGAAAGCACAAGAGCTTATTAAAGCTGAAGAGGTTGCTAAGTTGCAACAAGAAATACCACGCAAGCGTGGTCGTCCAAAACGGAAGGAAAAGAAATGATTTGTCCTCATTGTGGTCATCCCAATCCAAATGGTTATCAAGGTCTTTGCAAGTCTTGCAGGAAGCCTCTTGATGTACAGCCTACAACTGTGGCAAAAAAGTCACAGGAAGTTGTTGAAAAGTCTGTAAAGAAGGTTGGCGTTAAAAAGACGACCAAAAAGGTAGATGGCAAAAATAAGTGATATTGAATTTCAGGCTATTGTTCGCAACGAGATTGAGCAAGCACTAGGCTATTACGATACTGAGTTTTCTCAAGACCGCATTGATGCGATGGACTACTACTTGGGTGAGCCTTTCGGTAACGAACAGTCTGACAGGTCACAGGTAGTAAGCACTGAAGTTTCAGATACGATTGAACACATCATGCCTAATCTGATGCGTATATTTGCGTCATCTGATGAGTATGTGAAGTTCATGCCTAAAGGCCCAGAAGATGTAGCTGCTGCCGAGCAAGCTAGTGATTACTGCAACTGGATTATTAACAATGATAATCGCGGCTTTGAAATCATGCACAACTGGTTCAAGGATGCGTTGCTGCAAAAGATGGGTGCGGTTAAATATTATTGGGATGAGACTGCTGAAATACAGACCGAAGAATATAGTGGTTTAAATGAGCAGGAGCTTACCATTATTGTTTCTGACCCTAATGTTGAGATTGTATCACAATCTGAGCGTGAGGTTGGCGAGGAAATAGAGCTTCCAGATGGCATGGTTATGCCAGCCCCCATTGCTTATGATATTAAGGTGCGGCGCACAAATACCCTTGGTCGTGTTGTTGTTGAGAATGTTCCACCAGAGGAGTTCTTGATTGGCAAACGTGCAAAGTCACTTGAGGATGCTGACTTTGTTGCTCACCGCACAACCATGACTGTTAGTGATTTGGTGGAGATGGGTTATGACAGAGATGAAGTTGAAGAGTACGCAGGATTCACAGACCTTGAAATCTCAGAAGAGCGAACCAGCAGGTTTGAAGACCTTGAGACTAACTCTGACTTCGACAGCCTCGACCCGACCATGCGTGAAGTATTGGTTGTCGAATCCTATATTCGTACTGATTATGATGGCGATGGTATTGCTGAGTTTCGCCGTGTTTTAACGATTGGTGAAGGTCATCATATTCTTGAGAATGAAGAATTTGACCACATTCCGTTTGCCATACTTTCGCCAATATTGATGCCACACAGAGCCATTGGTCGTTCTGTTGCTGAGCTTGTGATGGATGTGCAGTTGATTAAGTCAACTTTGATGCGTCAGTTGCTTGATAATATTTACAACACAAANAATGCTCGTGTGATTGCTGTTGAAGGTCANGTTAATCTTGATGACTTGTTNACCAACAGACCTGGCGGTATTGTCAGAACTCGTGCGCCAGGNATGGTTCAGCCTTTGACAGTTCCTGAAGTATCTCGCTCTGTATTCCCTGCATTGGAATATATGGACAGGGTTAAAGAACAGCGCACAGGTGTAAGTCGTCAGTCTATGGGATTGGATGCTGATGCATTGCAATCAACAACGGCTACGGCTGTTGCTGCTATGACATCTGCAAGNCAAGGCAAGATTGAGATGATTGCTCGTGTNTTTGCTGAGACAGGTGTGCGTAGATTGTTCCAAGGTATTCTGCATCTTGTTACTAAGTACGACAACAAGCCTAAGATGATTAGATTGAATAATCAGTTTACGCCGATTGACCCACGCGAATGGTCACACACTTTTGATGTGCAGATTAATGTTGGTTTGGGTAATGGTACTAAAGATGAGCAGTTGCGTTCTCTGTTTGTTATCTTGCAGAAGCAGGAGCAGATTATGCAGATGATGGGGCCAAATAATCCTATCGTTAATGTTCTTCAGTATCGTAACACATTAGCTAAGATTGCAGAACTGTCTGGCTTTAAGAATGTAAATGACTTCTTTGGCGACCCGCGCCAAGCTCCACCGCAACAACCACAACAACCACAGCAAGACCCGCAACTGGCTCTTGAGTTGCAGAAGTTGCAAGCAGAGCTTGAGATGGACAGGCAGAAGATGCAGATGGAATTTGAACTGAAAAAACAGAAGATGATGGCTGACTTACAATTACGCCGTGAAGAGCTTGAGTTTGAAAAACAGCTTAGAACTGAGAAGGTTTTAGCTGGTTTAGAGACATCTACTAACCTACCGAGGGTTTAATGGTATTACCAACTACAGTATTGCCGCCTACTGTAGATGAGCTTGATATTCAGGCTTTGACAAATGTACCTATGCCTAATGTTCAACCTGCCCCTCCAAGGGTATCTCCATACTCACGCACAAACCTGCCAGAGTTTATGCAACAACGTGTTGAGGTTGCGCCTGGTTTGTTTGGCCCACAACAAGGTTTGCTGGGTGCTGCACCAGTTGGTGCGCCAGCAGACTATGATGCATTGGAGCAACAATTTGTTGAGAGCTTTGCGGCTCGTCCTGAATACTTTGGTAGGTCTTATACGCCTGGTGCTATGATGCCTGGTGGCCTTGAGTTTGCACCTATGACAACGGACGAGCCATTTGACTTTGAGCAAGGCTTAAAAACTGCTGCCATGTTAAAGGCGGCTTATGAGTTTAGAGACCCCATTATGGAAAATATTATTGACCCACTAGCTAGTGGTGTTGATGACGTTATTTTTGAACCTCTTAAAGAAAATGTATTTGAGCCTATTATTCAATCTAAGCCAGTACAGGCATTAGCTGATGCTGCAATGAAACCTGTTCAGGGTATTGTTGATTTTACTAATGCCTTAATACCTGAAGGCACTGGCACAGCTATTCAAGAAACAAAAGACAAGTTTTTGGATGCGATAGATTTGAGATTTAATCTTGGCACTGGCGACACATTAGATAATTTAAAGAAGACTTTTGAGGGTGTGTCTGATGCTGCTGGGTACATTGGTGACATACAAAATGTTGTTACAGACCCAAGCCTTCAAACTGCTGAAAGAGCTATTGATGCAGCCAATAGTTTGTATGCCCTTTTGCCTGACAAGAGTGTGGGTATTGATAGCGGTATCAGCATTGGTGGTCAGCAATTAGCTGGCATGGAAGTACAGGAAGGCATTATTACTGGTGAGTTAGCTGAGTCGCTAAAGAATGTTGCGTCTGCTGCTAACATTGCACAGTTTGCAAAAGACCCAACCATTGAAGGTGCGCCAGTTGCGTATGAATCTGCCGCACAAGTAGCTAAGACTGCTGGTGTAGATTTACCTGGTGTTGAGAGCGCATATGTTCAAGGCCCGTTAGCGGCTGTAAATGTATTTAATGCTGCTAAAGCACTCGAAGGTGGTATTGATTCTCCTGCTGAACTTGCAAATGTTATGAGTGGTATATCTTCTTTACCAACACTAGGTTTAACACCAGACTTTGCTCTTACATCTGTTGTTGGCTCTGCTGGCCCAGTACAACCTACTACACTTTCAAGTTTAGGCTCTACACTCGGCCCGATAGCAGCAGCTTATGGTATTACAACAGCAATACCAGGTTTGCTTAAAGGTGGCGCAGCAGGTGAGATACCAAGGTCAAAATATACACTAGGTTTTGAAGATGGTCGTTTTGGAGAAACAAGTTCCCGCACTTACGATAAAGCACAAACTCCAACAGAGACAGCAAAGAGAGATTTTGGTAGCACCCAATCGCGTAATGCGATTGATTTTGTGAACTGGTTACAAAACTCTATGGGTTATGAGGTTGACCAAACTGCACTCAAGAAGTGGGAAGCCAGTGACCAAGATGAGATTGTTGACCAGTATGGTTACTTTGAACAGCGTCACAGACTAGAAGACCCAAGTGTTAATGCTGCTGACTTTGTAACTAACATGCTGCAAGCGGGTGTGTTGAAGCCAACCGCAGAGACACCGCCAATAAATATACAAGAAGCCTTGAATGTATTAACACCAGACGTTACTTACTACAGCGACCTTCGTGACATTCAGGTTGCTGGCAATGTTAATGTGCCGTATTTGCTCAGTCAGATTAATCCATATCCAGAGGGATATGACCAAACAACTGGTTATATGCCAACACTAGAGGAACTTGAAACTAGAGAGCTTGCAAAAGCGTATTTAGAAAGAGAACCTGCACCACCACAAACTGTGGGTGAGTTCATAGGTTCAATAACACCTCAAGAGGCTATGGCATTGCCAGCAGGGTTTGATTTTGGTCAGGTTATGCCAGATATTCCAGGATTAGGTAACTATGCAATCGCTACAGCCCCTTATGACCCTGGCAAACGTCAGCAAGCAATAGCAGTGCCAGGACAAATACTTGACTTCCAAACATTGCAGAGAATGTTACCTGTTTAGAATGGGTGTAGACTAGAAAAATATAGTGTGGCATAAATATCACATAGGAGAGTGTGATGGATGATGGAAAATTAAGAGGGGAACAGGATAGAGGCGAAAAAGCAAAGGCTATTTTGCGTAATCCTATCATGGTTGAGGCTTTTGAGGAGCTTGGAAGTCGCTACATAGAAACATGGAAGGCGACATCTATTGAACAAGAATCTCAAAGGGAGAAGATTTTTCAGATGTATCAAGCATTGCTTGCAGTGCAAGGACATCTGGAAGAGCTTGTCAGCACAGGTGAGCTGGCAAAAATTGAGTTAAACGACAAATCTCTAAGGAGGAGATAAGATATGAGTGAAAGCAGTATCCCAAATGGGACTGAGCCACTAACAAAAGGTCAAGCGGTTGACCATCTCTTGAGTACCCCCGCCCCTGAAGAGGCAAGCGATATACCTCAAGAG